ATTTAAGCTCCACGTCTCACCGCAACGGCCGCCAGCCGAAGCCGCCTACGCCGCCAAGCAAGCACGCCAGCAGCGCGAAGATCACGTATATCACAAAAATCAGAAGAACGGCCCAGATGATGATGTTGAGAGCCGCCGCGATGAAGCCGAGAAACCCTGACGCAGACGGCGTACCGGGGGCCATGGGGTTCGTGACCGGCGGCCAGAACGCAGCGCTGCCGCCGCCGATCGCCGCGATGATAAGCCGCAACAACGCGACGACGGCAATCAAGATCACAACGTCAATTGCAAGATTTTCCCAGAACGCCAGTGACAGACAGGACATGGCTCCGTCCTCATGCTCGGTTGTGACGTTGCAGCGCTAAGGGTGAGCCCGAACCCGTCGTATCCGATCTTGGCGAAGTTCGGGCTCCAGCATGGGGCAGACCGCGAGATCGGTCGCGCTGCTCCTGCATTCTACATCCGCTTGCCTTCGACGCAGTACCACGCGTCAGCGCCGAGAACAGAGACCTGACCTTCCGGACAACCTGTCGCGTGCGAGAGCGCAAACAGAATCGCAAACACGATCACCGTCACAGCGACGAGCGAGATCACGACTCGGCCCACGACACCCATGACTCAGGCGATGAGCGCCATCACGTCGATCTTCTTTTCCTCATCGAGCGGAGCCACGCCGCAAGCCATGGCCAGCGCAACCAGACCATCGATGCGGCCCACGCTCTTGCGCTTGCTCGGCTTGCGGTTGCCCGCATCGTCACGCACGACAATGGTATTAGCCACGCACATGCCCAACACTGGATGATTGCCATGCCGCAGCTTGACATCAAGCACCAGCTGCTCGAGATCCCTGAGCGCGGGACTCATGCTCTGCATGCCTTGCCCAAACTCTACGAATTTTTCTTTTATAGTTGCTTCATCGAAGCCAGCATGTGAAAGCCATGGCTTGAGATGCCGCATGTTCCAACGATCGAATGCCAGCTTCTTCACTCGGTAAGTGTCGAAGACTGAATGCAGACGATGCGCAATCTCTTCATAAGACACGGTCTTGCCTGATGTAGTCTGGAGAAATCCCTGCTGTCTCCACAGATCATAGGGCACACGATCGGCTGTGCTCTTTTCCAGCAAGCCTTCACTGGGCAGCCAGAAAGTGGGCTTGACATGCCAGATACCGTCGTGATTGGAGATCAGCACCAGCGCTGTCAAGTCGGAGACCTCGGACAGATCGAGGCCGGCATAGATCTCATCACCTTCGTTGACTTCGGAAGTAGCACCACACTGCTTCCAAGCCGTTGGGGTGATGAAAGGATCATTCGACTCAATACGCTGGTTCAGTATGAGATTGCGGAACTCCGCCTCGCGCGATGGCATACGCTTGGCGTCATTAGCCATCAGGCGAACTTCCTTTGCATTGAGGAAGACCCCGAAGGCTGGGTTAGCCATCCTTATTGACTCTTCAGAAAATGGATCATCCGCGTCGACTGGCGTAGTATATAGACGCACGACAGTATGCGGATCGTGCCCAGCCATCGCATCATCGATCAAGATGCTGAGCAGATCATTGTCAGTCGGTGCCTGCGTGGAAATGACTATGCTCAGCGGCGAGGCTTGCGCACCAGTGGCAGTCTCCAGGGCGTCATATAGCGGTGATCGCGGACCCCGCACCTGGCCAAGCTCATCATGGATCACCAGTGCCGGACTCAGTCCATAGGCGGTGGTGACTTCTGCGCTAAGCGCACGATATTTGGTGCCTATTCCCGGGCAGTGCAGCTCTTTGGAAGCTTCCTTGATCATCACATTGCCCATGAGATATGGGTTCATTCGCACCATCTTAGCGGCAAGGGCAAAGAGTATCGCGGCTTGATCACGGCTCTGCGCAGCAGAATATATCTGTGAGTTGGCTCGAGCAGCAGGGCCGCACAAGTGCGCTAGCAGCAGACATGCAGCAAGAGTCGTCTTTCCATTCTTGCGACCAAAGCTGAGTATGGCACGACGTGTACCATGCTTGTTGTCGTAGATAGCTCTGAGCTCTTTCTTCTGCCAATCCTGCAGCACCAATGACTTGCCCACGAGTCTGCCTTCGGGCACATAGCAGCAATCATGAATGAACTTGATCACATCGGCTGAATTACACCGCCGCCGTGATCCATCAGTTACACGAGAGGGCATTTAGATCTTCCCAAAGGGCGGGACGGTGATCTCCCCTGCGAACACGGATCAACGATCACCATTCCCTTGCATTCCCTGGTCGCTCCCACTGTCGCCCGGCTCTACGGTGGTGGGCAGGTTCCGCAACTCATTCGGAATCGGTCTCTTCGTCGTCATCGCTGCCATTGCCAGCGGAGATCTCCCATGGCCTGACTTGCGATGTCATGTCACGCACAGGGCGATTTGTCACGCCCATGAATATGCGCTGGGCTTTGCCAGAAGTCAGCCTACCTTTGGGTGAAAATCTGAGAGTAGTCGAAAGCACATTGGCCATTCGCAGGTCACTACGCTGCTGAGCCGCCAGATCCTTGTCATTCTTGGTGATCACCCCACGCTTAGCAACCTTGCGCAGCTTCTGGCCAAACATCTCAGCTCGAGCCATCAACTCACAATAACGGGCCAGCAGATCATGGCATTCAGGCCCGAACCATCCTGGTGGCAACGTGCTGACCACGCGTCGCCAGATCTTCGCTTCTTCAACAGATAAACCTTTCATAGGCTCCGGCCTTTCGCCCGGGATCACCGCACCGGGAGCTCTTGCCGAAGGAGCATATCTGGTTACTGTCTGACCTTTTGGCATATTTTACTTCTCTTCGATCATTTTTCGTACCATCGCGTTCGCTCCCTCGTAGCTTCGTCGAACGCGGTCAGGCACTCACAGAGGTGGTCGGCTAAGATAAAGTCCGGCGTATTGGAACCATTCTCCATAGAATGCTTATTGATCAGAGCCGTCAGATCTTTCTTGAACTCAAGGTTCTTGCTGTTCATGTTCTTCGATGCCAAAAGCCCCCTGGTCGATGGCCTCAAAGATTGCCTTGTCGAACATGATATGAATGCGCGTGGTGCCGTCCTCCCCCTCGCGGTTGAGCTCTCTCACGAGATCGGCGGCAAACTCGGCAATGTTCGTGATCTTATAGCGCGTGGGGAGAGCGTTGCAGGCCCACCCGCCTTCAAGCACAGCTGGCAATGCGTCCAATGCAAGCCGGATCACTATCTCGCCGTTCTCAATCTTGGCACTACTGTTTTGACCTTTTGGCATATGTTTCCTAAAACGTCTCTGGTCTAGCAATGCCGCGGATCAAAGCCATGAAGCCCTTCTGCAGGTCTGTCTTGCCGATGGCGACCCAGCGCTTGTCCACACCTGGGATCGTCTCGACGGCATCGCAGAGTAACCCAACCTGCACGGCCATGTCTTTGCACTTGTTCATGCTCGCGATCTCATTCTGCGTCAGATCGCGGTAGCCTTTGATCTGCTTGTGCTGATTTTCGACCATCTCATATGATTTCATCTACACGGGGATCGCGGCCGGGAAAATGCACGCCCCCGTCGTCTTTGTTCGTTTCCTGGACACTTTGCTTATGTGTCGCGTTATTACTCTGTAGCACTTCACGAGCGTAAGCTGCAAAAGCATTTGCTGTGTGAGGCACGTCGCTATCAGTCATACTATGATTAGCAATAGTGCGGAGCGCCGCCCGCAGCCGCTCGATCTCGGCACACATCGCTTGTTGCGTCATGGGTGATGACCCATGCAGGCATCTCCGCCCTCGTGTCGGGTCTTGCAGAACGGGCAATAAGGCTGTGTCAACCGGCGCAACGTGGCGGCAGCTTCTCGCATCAGATGCCAGATCGCTTTCATGCACTCTCACTGTGCGCGGCGAGATGCTGATTGTCAACCACTCATCGCTCCACGCGGCGCTGCGGTATGCACTTGTAGTTTGTCGCCTCGCGATGCAGCTCCCCGGCCTCCTGGCATCGCAGATGACTCGGAAATGCCGGCCTCATGGTGATCTCCTCACATTGCACCTTGCACACCAGCAGCACGAGCATGTAAGTGATCATCCGGAGCGACGCTTGCCATACACTGGATGCTTGCTATCGAGTGGCCAGCCGTCTACACCTACTCTATCACAGAACCCATTGATCTCTGAAAACTGTTTTTCGCCATCATGACACGATTTGCACAATGACTGCAGCTTTCCCAGAAAAAACAGATTGCGATCACCGCCGTGTCTGACTACATGGTCTGCAACAGCAGCCGGTTCGATCTTGCCATTCGACAGACAGATCGCACATAGAGGATTAGTAGCCAGTTGATGACGGCGGATCCTTTTCCATTGTGCAGTCTTATAGCGTCTTCCACCGGCAGATGGCCGCGATCGCGTAGGACGGAAATCATCATGTCTGCCAAGAAGAGAACTTCTCTGTCGTGTCAATGCTCTTGCTCCAAATCAAGATGACTTCGCCTCCGGACCAGCATTTCTGGGATGTTGAGTTTCGCACCAGGTCATAAACTTTACCCCACCCCTTGTCAATGGCACCTGTTCAAGGACGAGTTTTAGCGTATTCACCGGACATACCAGCCGGTCGTTCGCAAGCTCGTGCAGCACATTCATGCGCTTCCCGAGATAGCGGGTCAGTCGCATGTATCGACGCGACAGCTGCAAGCCAGCGACGCGTCCTCCTTGGACACGCTCGACGATCGGTGCTCCTCGAATGCGCCCGGTGGGTGTCAATTGCAGGAACGAGAAGAAGTGACCAAGATGATGCACCTCGATCTTGCCGCGCAGATACAGCACGCCCGCAAGGTATCCTGCAAGTGGGTTGATGAGCTGATTGCCCTTGATGCCGAAGACTCTCTTACGATATTGTGCAGTAACGAAACGTTCGTCCGGTTTCTTAGTCCTGACAAGCCGGCCACTAGGCTTACGCTTACCGTTTTTTCTGGGACGTCCCCCTCTGCGGAATGATGCAGCTTTTCCCATTTCCGGCCCGGAGACTACATCACGCACCGGGCTCTTGTCAATCAATTTTGCGAAGGTTGGCAACCTTGAACGGTAATGCTCTATAGGTCAGGACAGCCGCAGGTTGCCTTTCTTTACCGACTCCTTCGCTAGCCGATTGGAGTAACCTGTCCGACCTATCTCGTCAATGCGGCGAACGCGCGTTCCTTCATCACTGCGCCTCTGCCTAGCCAAGCATTGGTCAATCGCTTGTCAGCAGTGCGCGACGCAACGTGATCGACGTAGTACGTCACTCCATTGAGCACACCCCACGCGTTGCCCACATCTGCGCCAGGCGCATTTTCGTAACACTCAGTGATCTTATCGATCACCTTGTGTGGCTTGTTGCGCTCGAGTTTCTCTTCGCCAGCAGCGATGCAGAACACTTCCCACGCATCATCTGTAGACATGCGCATCTTCTTGAGCTTCGATGCCGCCTCAGCAAATTCGTCGATCTGCTCACGAGCGATCCCGAGATGGCGCTTAGCACGTTGACGCATGTCAGCGTTGAAGTCATGCCGATGCACCATGCGAAACTCGCTGCCATTGCCTCTCAGCGAGAGCATGAGAGTGTTCATGCACACGACGCGGATCATCGTCAGCTTGACGACCAGCGACTTGCCCTGCTTGTGTGGGCACACGACGAGCAGGTAGCCTTTCGTGACATCACTCGCACCAATCTTGAATTGCTTCTTGAGATTAGCCAAGCCCCACACGAACTGTCCACCTCGCAACGAGCCAGCCGTCTCCATGGTCGCATCACCTGCGCTCACGTACTCGTTGAACATCTCAAACGCCTCGGCGTTCTGCACAGGTTGATAATGCGACCCGACGACATCGAGTATGCGTCGATCGGTGCTGCGCACGAGAGCCGCCGCTTCATCGATCTCATCATACTCTCTGCCATTGGCCATGAACAGCGGCACACGTTCGACTGTCCAGTCGATCGATGCCATCTTCAACATTGCCTGCACGTTCAGCTTGCCGTTGCGCAACGCTTCTGTCACGTCAACACCTAAGCCATGCCATGGGACTTCATTCGTCCATGCCATTGTTTCGACTTCGTCCATATCACTCTTCTCCGTTACAAGGTGAGATCGCCATGATCGCACCGCGACGTGCTGCTCTCACAGCACGCTCCGCTACGGTCAAAGCTGAGCAACAAATCTCTTTGACGCTTTCATGTCATGTCCATACCAGCCACGGCTCTTCTCGTCAACATACTCGTCAAGAATAGCTCGGACTTTCATCGGTAGTGTCGATGAACTCAACATCCGCTTGACCGTCTTTATTGAGAGTCCCGAATTCTTATGGGAAGCCGTGATGACCGTCCACGCAGTGCTACGAGGCAACCCGAGCACACCGGCTTGTTGATTGAGGCCATATACTCCCTCCTCGAACAAGGCCCGACGTATCTGCTCGATCTTCGCAGTCTGCTGCTCCTTGAGATGCCTCATCGCGGCCTCACGCTGCGTCCAGTTACCC